TGATATTACTGATCTTGATGTTGTTGCCTGGTTAAAAGCTGAAATGCGTGTAATGCTTGATGAAGAAATTGCACGTGCAGCATTAGTTGGTGATGGTCGTTCACTTATTTCTGAAGATAAAATTGATGAGAGTTGTATCCGTCCTATTTGGACAGATGATAATCTGTATGCTCATCATTTGCAACTTCCTTCTACTGATGATTTGCCAGCAGAAGTTATGGATAAGGTTGTTCAGGGACGTGTTAATTACAAAGGATCTGGAAGTCCAACCCTATTTACTAGTCCTAGTTTCTTAACCTCAATGCTCCTGATCAAAGACAGTCTTGGTTATCGAATTTATAAGACAGAAGCTGATCTTGCTGCAGCTCTTCGTGTTTCAAAGATTGTTGAAGTTCCTATTATGGAAGGACTTCACCGTACTGATACACTTGAATATGATTTACTTGGTATTATAGTAAATCTTGCTGATTATACTATCGGTGCCGATAAGGGTGGTGCTGTAAGTATGTTCGATGATTTTGATATCGATTACAATCAGTATAAGTATCTAATCGAAACTCGTTGCTCTGGCGCTTTAACCCTGCCCAAGTCTGCTCTTGTTATTGAGCGCGCTCAGGTATAATTTTTAAAGGACTCTAATATGGCAAAGTTTCATGGAGTAATTGGATATGTTGAATCTGTCGAAACTGCGCCAGGAGTGTTCAGTGAAATTGTTGTGGAACGTAATTGCAGTGGTGATATTCTTCGTAATAATAGACGTTGGGAAAATACTGGAAGAGTCAATGATAATTTGGTAATTGATAATCGTTTTAGTATTATTGCTGATGAATTTTCTATTAGTAATATTCAAAGAATGCGATATTTAAAAATATATGAGTCTTCCTGGAAGATTATATCGTTTGAAATCCAGAGACCACGTATTATCTTGATAGTTGGAGGGGTGTACAATGGGGCTTAGAACCGATTTGCAAACCCTCCTGGAAACGTTATTGGGCTCGAGAAATGTATATTTCCAACCCCCTCCTTCTATCGAGATGAAATATCCATGTATTATCTATGAATTAACTGATATGGATACAATGTTTGCTAATAATGTTCCATATAAAATCGAAAAACGTTATTCCATGACAGTAATAGATAAAGATCCTGATAGTCTAATTCCTGACAAAATCGCTGCACTACCAAAATGTATATTTGACAGACATTTTGTAACTGATAATCTAAATCATAATATTTTTATAATCTATTTTTAAAAAGGAAAAAATACAATGACAAAACTTGTTTGGGACGATACTGGTAAACGTTATTTTGAAACTGGTGTTGATAAAGGTGTTCTGTATGTAATGGATGCAGGTGGAACATATCCTTTAGGAGTTCCGTGGAATGGTCTAACAGCGGTTACGGAAAGTCCTTCTGGTGCAGAACCAACTCCTCTATATGCAGATAATATTAAGTATTTGACTTTGATGTCGGCTGAAGAATTTGCTGCTACACTTGAAGCTTATACCTATCCAGATGCATTTGGAGAATGTGATGGATCGGCTGAACTAGAAACTGGTGCTCAAGTTCACCAGCAACCTCGAAAACAATTTGGTCTAGTCTATCGCACTAAACTTGGTAATGACGTTGGTGGACAAGATCTTGGTTATAAACTCCATTTACTTTATGGGTGTTTGGCTTCTCCATCAGAAAAGGCGTATGCTTCTATTAACGACTCTCCAGAAGCTATTACCTTTAGTTGGGAAATTGCTACTACTCCAACGAATGCTACTGGTTTTCAACCAACAGCTTTAATAGTTGTTGATTCGACCAAAGCAACTGTGAATGGTTTGGCTGCTCTTGAAGATGAATTGTTTGGCGATGCTTCAGCAGGTGTTGCAAATCTTCCAATGCCAGATGCAGTAGCTACTCTTTTAGCAACTGTATAAAGTTATTTGATCATATTTTAGAAATGAAGGAGCCTTGAGAATATTTTTTCAGGGCTCCTTATCATATATTTTATTTTTAAGGAGGAGTATAATTGAAAAATCTATTTATTAGCCAACCAATGAAGGGAAAAACTAATGAGGAAATTCTAAAAACAAGAGAAGAAGCTATTGAAGAAGCGAAATGTATTTTTGGAGATGAAGATATTAATGTAATTGATTCTTTTATAAAAGATGCTCCACATGATGCTAATCCTCTTTGGTATCTTGGACAATCTATACTTCTTCTATCAACTGCTGATGTTGCATATTTTGCTAAAGAATGGAGGAATGCAAGAGGTTGTGTAATTGAAAATCTTTGTGCAAATGAGTACGGATTACTTACAATTGAAACTTAATTAAAAAATTTTGAAAGGAGTTTTTCTATGTTAAAAAAGACAATAACTTATAAGGATTTTGATGAGAACGATCGAACTGAAACTTTTTACTTCAACCTTACAGAGGCTGAAGTAACTGAAATGGAACTTTCAACAAAAGGTGGTTTTGCTGCTATGATTACTAAAATTATTGAAGAACAAGATAATGAAAAGATTATTCAAACCTTCAAAGAAATTATTAGTAAATCATATGGCGAGAAATCTTCCGATGGTAAATACTTTGTTAAAAACAAAGTTCTTTGTGATGCTTTTATGCAAACTCAAGCATATAGTAACCTATTTATGGAATTAGCTAGTAATCCTGAGGCTGCATCTGCTTTTGTTAATGGTATTCTGCCATCAAAACTATCTGTATCTAATCCACCACCTAAATCACAATAAGAAAATTTATAAGGAGGCCAGAGATGTTGCAGATTATTATTCCAGCAACGGAGTTGTTCAATGAAAAGAACAATGAATTTGTCAAAACAAAAGAACAAGTTTTGCAACTGGAACATTCTCTGGTCTCTCTATCAAAATGGGAGTCAAAGTGGTGTAAACCATTCATGACTAAAACAGAAAAAACACATGAAGAAACTATTGACTATATCCGTTGCATGACGATAACACAAAATGTTGATTACGATGTATATAATTGTATCACTGATGAAATTATAAAAGAAATAAGTGCATATATTGAAGCACCAATGACAGCAACTACATTTGGAAAAGATAATAGTAATATGATTAACAGAGAAATAATTACTGCAGAAATTATTTATTATTGGATGGTTGCTCTTACTATCCCATTTGAATGTCAAAAATGGCATCTTAATAAATTACTTACTCTTATTAATGTTTGCAATATTAAGAATCAACCTAGAAAAAAGATGGGAAAAAAAGATATATATGCACGCAATCGGGCTATTAATGCTGCTCGAAAAAGCAGTTTAAATACGGCAGGATAATATGATAACTTTTCGTCATAAAGGAAATTTTCGTAATACAGAAAGATTTTTAACTAATGCACAAAGATTAGCAGTACGTGATATCCTTATGAAATATGGAAAAGAAGGAGTTACGGCTCTAGCTCTAGCAACGCCAAAAGATACAGGAGAAACTGCCTCTTCTTGGAGTTTTGAAATTAATATGACAAAAATAGGTTATCAAATAAGTTGGTTTAACTCGAATAAAGAAAATGGTGTCATGCCTGCAATTCTTATTCAATATGGGCATGCTACAAGAGGTGGTACATATATTCAAGGAATTGATTATATTAATCCAGCTATGAAACCTATATTCGATGAAATCGCAGTTTCTATATGGAAGGAGGTGTCTAAGTTATGAGTAATACTGTAGATAATCGTGTTGTTCAAATGAATTTTGATAATAAAGAATTTGAAAGAAATGTAAAGCAAAGTGTCGATACTCTTGGTCAATTAAAAAAAGGATTAGATCTTAGTGAATCAGCTAAAAGTTTAACCAATCTTTCTAATGCTGGAAAATCATTTAATTTATCTGCATTATCAGAATCTGTTCAAAGTATATCTAATAGATTTTCTACTTTTGGAATTATTGGAATGACCGTTATTAATAACTTGACAAATGCTGCTATAGAATTTGGAAAGAAACTGTGGACATCAATAACGGCTCCAGCAAAAAAGGGTTTTTCAGAATATGAAACCCAAATGAATGCCATTCAAACAATCATGGCAAACACGGCGTCAAAAGGCACTACGTTGCAAGAAGTTAATGACATATTGGATGAAATGAATAGGTATGCCGATAAAACTATTTATAGTTTTCCAGAAATGGCTAAAAACATGGGGACCTTTACTGCTGCTGGCATTGATTTAGATAAATCAGCAGCTGCTATTAAAGGTATTGCTAACTTAGCCGCTGTTTCTGGTTCAAATTCACAGCAAGCAGCTACAGCCATGTACCAGTTATCTCAAGCTTTGTCTTCTGGTACAGTAAAACTTATGGACTGGAACTCTGTTGTTAATGCGGGCATGGGTGGTCAGGTATTTCAAGATGCTCTTAAAGAAACTGCTCGTCTTCATGGAACTGCCATTGATGAGATGATTAAAAGTGAAGGTAGTTTCAGAGAAACCTTGCAAAAAGGTTGGTTAACTAGTGAAGTATTAACTGAAACTTTAGCTAAATTTACTGGTGATCTTACTGCAGCGGAATTAAAGAATCTAGGATATACAGAAGAGCAAATAGTTGAAATTCAAAAACTTGGTGTATTAGCTAATGATGCTGCGACTAAGGTTAAGACATTATCTCAATTAAAAGAGACCTTACAGGAAGCACTTCAATCGGGATGGGCACAAACATGGCAACTTATTGTTGGTGATTTTGGAGAAGCCAAATCATTATTTACTTATCTTAGTGACACATTTGGTGGACTTATTGGGCAATTTTCTGATGCACGTAATGTTCCTTTGCAAGGTTGGAAAAATTTTGGTGGCCAAAAACTTGCTGTTGAATCTCTTAAAAATGTACTTGATTCTCTTATGAGTGTTCTGAATATTTTTAAAACTGCTTGGAGTGAGATATTTCCAAGTACTCTTCCAGCTGGTTTTAGTCTTTTCAAGATAACATATGCAATAAGAGAATTTACTAAAAATCTAAAAATGGGATCAGATACTGCACTTAGAGTAAAGGCAATTTTTAGAGGATTATTTGCTATTTTAGATATTGGAAAAATGGCAATAATGGCTTTACTTGGGCCTCTAATAAAAATTAATACAAAAGGATTGAAACCATTTCTTAATGATCTTCTTATACATGTATCCTTATTAGGTGTATGGGCTGTAAGACTTAGAGATTCAATTAAAGCTAATAATACTTTTGGTAAAGCAATGGAAAAGGTGGGAGAATTTGTAGCAAAAGCCAAAATTACTATTCAAGATTTTATAAGTAAAGTAGTAATTGGATTTGGTAAGGTTAAAGATTTTGTTATAGGAGCCAAAGAAGCTATTTTAGATTTTATAAATGATGTTAGACCAATCTTTACTAAACTTGGTGATGTATTTAAATCATTTAAACAAGGATTTCAATCTGCTTTTGATTTTAAAAGGATTAATTTAGGTGGTACTACTAGTTTAGTTGCTAATATTAAAGATCGTTTTAAGCCTCTTGAAGCATTA